GGATAAGACATGGCTTCTAAAATTAGAGTTGATAATATTACCAACTTAGCTGGCAGTGGTTCGCTAGACGTTGAAGTTGGTATTGACATTAGTGGTGATATTAACTTCACTGGTTCTTTGCTGAGAAACGGACAACCGTTCGCTTCTCTGCCTGAACAAGATCCCACCACTAATGGTGCGTTCCTAATGTCTAATGGTACGAGTGCTTATTGGGCAACTCCTACTACATTTGGTAATCCTGGTTTTAGTAGCACTCAGTTTCCTGCAGGTAACTCAGACACAGGTGGTATCAACCTACAGAACCCAGTTGTCCAGTCCAGTGGTTATTATCCTTTCACTGGTCAGGGGTCTTGGTATGATAATAGTGGAAACATTTACAACTTGACAATTGGATCTGAGTTTAAATATAGAAGCATTTTTACTCATGGTTTCTTGTCTGGTGGATATCGTGGTGCTAATCCTTGGAGAACAGTTAACCAAACATTCCATGCTACAGACGTTACCATCTGTCGTGGTGACCAACTAGACCGAGCAGCAGCATATGTTGACGGTAACTTTGGTGACTACAATGGTTACATCTATGGTGGTGCTAACGGATGGTCTCCAAACTCTCCACACACCTCTTCTATTAACCTACACACAGGAACAGGTAGAACTGCTGGTTCATCTCCTGACTACAACCACACTGATAACTACGGTACTACACCAGATAGCATCGGTGCATCTTGGGACCTTTATGGAGGACAAAATGATGGTGGTGCTACCTCTGGTCAAACTGTACAAAGAGGATATATCACTGGTGGTGGTGACCTAGGTTCTCAGTCCTGGAACAGAATGAACTTCC